TCAGGAGAAGATAGATATTACGGTTATGATATGGATGAAGATGATTTAAATTTAGAATTAGTAGTTTATAACGGGAATTTATTAGATGGTTACAGTAGAGCGACCAAACTTTTAAATAATGATTTTAATGCAAAAACTAATGCGTTTGTGTTAGATATAGAAACTAAGTAGATATGAAAACCTACAACCTACTAATAGAATCTAAATTAGAAGAGCTTATAAATACCTTAAATGAAGAAGTATTTAATTTTAAAGGTCTTGACGATGACGCAAAAGATAGAATATTTTCTATATTTAAGGATTCTTATGAAAAATCATTAGGCACATCTTGGTCTAAGGATAAGTTCTTAAGTAGAGCAAACAACTGGGAGTTTTATGGAACAGAGAAAGGTTTTGTAGCAGTAAGACCTCAAAGGTCAGGTCTATATAAGTTAGTAGGCGTTGCAGGTAATATGCGAGATATTTTAAAAGGATTAAATGAATTAGAATCTAAGAATGTTCCTGTTTGGGGGATGGTAAGTTCCGATATAAAGTCTATGGCTGAAAAGAAAGGGTTTAAAACTCCTTCCAAGTTAATGTTAAAGATGATTTATAAGTTTATACCTAAAAGCGTTTTTGGTGGAGTTGATACTCAAATAAATAAGGATGGTAGTATAACTTTAAAATACTCAGATGTTGGTGACGCAAAAAAATATTTTATCGGTAATGATAAATATTTTCAAAAGATAAAGAAGGATATAATGCCTTCTTTAAAAGATAAGTTAAAGTTATTTGAGGACATTACAGCAGGTAGGATGATAGTATATCATAGAACTGAAAGTTATAAAGAAGTGCCTAAAGGAGTTGCTGCTGATGGTTGGAGGATAGGTCACGGTGATTACTATGGTCCTGGAATTTATACTAACTATAAGTTTGAAGGAACTCAAACGAGTTATTCTAAAAACTATGGTGATATAATAATAGAGTCGAGAGTTTTAAACTTAAAAGATTTTTTAATATTAGATAAAGAACCTGCTAAAAAAGTGTATGGAACTGACTACTCTGTAGAGTCTCAGCTTAAAAAAATACTTAAAGGTAAGTGGAATACTTACAAAAATACTGAAGAGGTAAGAACTCTTATTACTAAAATGAAAGATTGGCCAGAAAAACCTGGAGAAATATATAAAAAGTTTTATGATTCAAGTAAAAAAGATGTTGTACCATATTTTAGAGGAGTAGTATATGATGGATACAGGGATGCTTATACTTGTATTATATATGATAGAAACAATGTCGAGCCGTTAAGATACAGTTTAGATGATGGTAAAACTTGGACATTGATTAATAATAAAAATATTCTAAAAAGAATAAAATCTGGTAAATTTAAAACTAAAAATTTACGCAACATTCATCTTATGAACAAAGTTGGATTAGAAAAACTTGAGGATATAGATGTAAACGATATAAAGAAACTTCCAAAAAATGAGTTAGATTATTTTATTGACAAGGTTTCGGATATTAGTCAATATATTAGTAGTGATATCTATAATGTTTTACCAAAAGATAAAAAACAATCTTACATAGAAAAGAAAGTTGAAAAAGGCTATGAGATATCAGACGAACATTACGAAGATGCTTCTGACGAATTAAAAAAATTATATATAAAAAAGATAGCTGAAAAAGGCCATCCTCTAACAGACCAACAATACGAAGATGCTTCTGACGAATTAAGAAAATTATATATAGAAAATAGAGTTAAAGATGGGTTTTATCTAACAGACCAACAATACAAAAATACTTCTGACGAATTAAAAAAGTTTTATATAGAAAATATGGCTAAAAGTAGCTATAATCTACCAAACGAACTATACAAAGATGCTTCTGACGAATTAAAAAAATTATATATAGAAAAGAGAGTTGAAAAAGGCTATGATTTAACAGACCAACAATACGAAGATGCTTCTGACGAATTAAGAAAATTATATATAGAAAAGAGAGTTAAAGATGGGTTTTATCTAACAAACGAACAATACAAAGATGTTTTTGACGAATTAAAAAAATTATATATAGAAAAGAGAGTTGAAAAAGGCTATGAGATATCAGACCAACAATACGAAGATGCTTCTGACGAATTAAAAAAGTTTTATATAGAAAAGATGGTTGAAATAGGCTATACTCTATCAGACCAACAATACGAAGATTCTTCTGACGAATTAAAAAAATTATATATAGAAAAGATAACTGAAAGAGGGTTTCTTCTATCAATCCAACAATACAAAAATTCTTCTGACGAATTAAAAAAGTTTTATATAGAGAAAACAGTTGAAAATGGGAATTTTCTAACAAACCGACAATATAATGATTCTTCTGACGAATTAAGAAAATTATATATAGAGAAAAGAGTTGAAAATGGGTATCATCTCGGAGACCAACAATACAACAATTCTTCTGACGAATTAAAAAAATTATATGTAGAAAAGACAGTTGAAAATGGGGGTTTTCTAACAAACCAACAATTACAAGATTCTTCTGAAGAATTAAAAAAGTTTTATATAGAAAAGAAAAAGAATACTTAAAAAATAATCCATAAAAGTATGATAAAACTCAAAGAACTATTACCAATATCAGAAGGTCTACAATACCACATAGACAATAAGATACCTATTATGGAAAACATCTATAGGTATTCTTCTGATAAATTTTTGGAATTATTTAGAGAATGTCGTACCTTACACAATAAAGGTAAAATACAGTTATGCGAAGAGGACATAAATCTATTAGAAACCACAGATATTGGAGAATACGGACTATACGAAGGAAACAAAGTTCCTCTCGATATGCCAATGGTAGAAGCGGAGTATCAAGGAAAAGACGTTCAATTAGGAAAGCCAAAGAGAGGGGGTAGTAAGAAGTTTTATGTGTATGTAAGAGACCCACAATCCAAAAACATAAAAAAAGTATCTTTTGGTGCTAAAGATGGGGGTGGTAAGTTGTCTGTAAAGTTAGATGACCCAAAGAGAAGAAAAGCATTTGCAGATAGGCACGATTGTAAAAATAAAAAAGATAGGACATCTCCAGGATATTGGTCATGCAGAATCCCAAGATTTTGGAAAACCCTGGGAGGAAGTAAAAACTATTCAGGATATTGGTAGATATGGAACAACCTTTTGAAGAGCTAATAGGAACGTATGATAAGTCCGTAAGAGTTTTCAGTAGTGATATAGATGAAGAAGATTTAGTATGGCATAGAGATAGAGAAGATAGGCTATTACAAATTGTTGGGGAGATGAGCGATTGGCAAATACAATTAGAAAACCAACTACCTCAAAACATAGATGGGGTGTTTATACCTAAAGAAACTTACCACAGACTCATAAAAGGAAGTGGTTCTGTTATAATTGAAGTTAGAAAGTATGTGGATACACAAGAATAAGCCTGTAGATTCTTTAGAAGATATGCCTAAAGGTGCTATAGGTTTTATATATGAGATAACTCATATTCCTTCCGATAAAAAGTATATAGGTAAAAAGATATTACACCACAATAAAAAGTTACCTCCTTTAAAAGGCAAAAAGCGAGCGAGAAGAGTAATAAAAGAATCAGACTGGAAAACATACTATGGATCTAATGATGAAATTAAATCTATGATAAAAGAAGGTAAGCAGTCTGAATTTACAAGAAAAATACTTATATTCGCAACTAGTAAAAAACAGTTATCTTATTTAGAGGCTAAAGAACAGTTTAAAAGAGGGGTTTTAGAAAGAGATGACTATTTTAACACTAACATATTAGGAAGGTTTTATAGTAAAGATGTATAAAAGTTATGCAAAATCAGAACTCTCAACTAGATATACTTAAAAAGTATCTAGGAGATATGACCCAAAAGAAGGATAATAATTATGCTTTTCATTGTCCTTTTTGTAATCACCACAAGCAAAAATTGGAGGTAGATTTAGATACTGGTCTATGGAACTGTTGGGTATGCCATACGAGGGGGAAAGGTGTTTCTTATCTTTTGAAAAAGATGCGGGCAGGGAAAGACGATATACATAAGATAAAAACATACGAAAACTATAATAATAAGGTTTTTGACTTTTCTGAGCAAGTGATAACTCTTCCCGACCACTTTTCTCTACTGACTAAAGAAGAGGACAGTGTTATTGCTAAAATATGTTACGATTATCTTTTATCTAGAGGTCTAACTGATGAAGATATTATACGGTATAAAATAGGATATATTTATTCTGGAAAAAATTTAGGTAATATAGTCATACCTAGTTACAGTAGTTCTGGGTATCTTAACTACTATGTGTTTAAGAATCCTAAAACGGGCATGTACTTAAACCCTAAACACCCTAAAAGTCAGGTATTTTTCGATATATTTATTAACTGGAACGATCCTATTGTTATAGTAGAAGGCATGCTAGATGCTATATCTGTTCGTTATAACTCTATTCCTCTGTTGGGTAAGATTCTTAACAAGAGGATAAAGAATAAGATACTAAAATCCAGCAACTCTACTTACTATATCTGTCTAGATGGTGATGCTAAGAGTTCTGTTATGGCTATAGCTCAGTATCTTATTAGTATAGGTAAGACTGTTTTTAATGTAGAGTTGCCCTATAATGAAGACCCTTCATCTCTTGGACACAAAAAAGTTTGGGAGATGATCAAAAACTCAAAACTAATAACAGAAAAAGATATTCTATTCAGTTCTTTACTAGAAAGTCTATAAAAATTATATTTATAGTAAAGAAACTAAATGGCTATAAAGTCTTTTATAGATACAGGTGCTATATGGGATGGAGATACTTATAGTGTAAAATACTTTGGAGTATCTAAAAACTTTACAGAACTAAAGTTAGGTAAAAACACCATTACCTTATCTCCTAGTGTAGCTATAGTACCAGGAACTAAGTTAGAAGTAGAAGTTTTAGATAGAAATGGTAATAGAGTACAGGTAGAGTATCCTAATCAAATTACTCCTAATGGCTCTAATATCTTACATATAACTATAACAGAGGAGACATTATCAGGGGTTTGTAGGTTTTTTATAAGAGGTACTGCTTTTTATGATGCTGATACTGGTCAGCAGTTAGATACTTCTTATCCTAATGTTATTTGGAGAGGTATATCTTCTATAAAAAAATTAGAAGATGAAGAGACTCCAGAAGATCCTGAAGATTTAGTATTTGAAAAAGATAAGAAAGATATTTCTGTAAATGTGCAGTCTAAGTGTCTTCCTTATCAGGATAAAGGTGGTGTAGAAAGGCCTACAGAGCATACTGGTACAGGCACTTTAACTTACAATTCTGTAACAACTTCTAGCACCTTTTCTCCGAATATAGCAGATAAGCCTACTACAAAATCTAGTACTTCCAGCAGACCTATTTCTCAAGTAAATAACTCTCAATCTAATACCACTTTAGGAAGTCCTACATCTAATTCTGATGGGTTTCCTACTTTGGTTAGTTCTGCGGCTGAGTTTACGGCTGATATGGTAGGGTCTACTATTACCATAACTCCTAACATAAATTCTTTTGTACCTACTCAATTACTGTCTGTTATAGGAGTATTACCAGATTTTACCGCTACTATAATAGAAGTATTAAACTCAACTACTGTACGAATAGATAACTCTTTTTCTTATAGTAATCCGCAGCTGAGTCTTTTCGTTCAAGATTTTACATCTTCTTCGTATACTATAAAGTATAATAAGTCTGTTTCTACTACAGGAGGTCAAAAAGTTACTTGCTATGCCCAGCTTTGTTTTGATAATGTAGCGACTTCTAATGGACAGGTAGATAAAGTGAGAGTGTCTGCTAAGCCTGTGGGTGCTGTAGGAGATGCTATGTTGTTGGGAGATTTTGATGTGCAGTATCCGAATAAAATGCAGGATACAGGTTCTTTTACAATGGATCCTAGGACTGGTATAGAGTATAAAAGTGCGGGAGATGTATCATCTAGTGCAGATGTATCTAATTATTATACAGCAGAAACATATCAAACAGTAGCAACAGCTACCGATTCTTTAAGTGACTTCAACTATCAGTCACTAGGTTCTGCTCCAACACCTACCCATAGTGATGATAAACTCATGCACAGTTTGTCTACATCAGCTCCAGTAGATGGTACTCAGGTAACGGCTATATCTGTAAAAGATCAGTATTTAGGATCTGCAAAAGCAGGGAATGTTTATAAAATAATTTTAAACGCTCATTCTAGAAAAGACGCTACAGGAAAGACACCTAAAGCACAACTATATATTAGTGGACCAGCTGTAGAAGAGTTTACACAAACTTCTAATACTTTTGGAACTCTTATAGAGACAATAACTGGGGGAGATGGAGAGACTCAAACTGGACTAGAATACAAGTTTACAGCAGCTTCAGACTCAGATAAAGTAAAACTGTATATCGTTTTAGATATAGGTACTTGGGATTTTTCTAATATTAAATTAGAACCTTCTTCAAAAACTAATAATACTCCTAATGAGTTTTGTACTCTTGTTCCTTTAGACAGTCTGCCAGTAAATAAGATAAATGAGGAGTATGTTTTTGTAGTAGATTTTATAGGTAAAAACGGTAAACCTGCTAATATAAAATTAACTACTCAGAGTATAACTCTTAATAGTGACGTTACTATAGATGAGTCTTTGGTAATAAATACTTTTAATAGTAGTACCTTAATACAAACGGCTATATCTGGTTCTAGTATTTTTTATATGTCTGAAGGAGGGGATGAGACTGATGTTAAAACAGAGGATACGTTTTCTTTTGTAGAGGGGGGTGCTATAGATATGTCTTTAAATGTTGGCGGAAAGTCTCTAACAATATGTCATGAAGACACCTCTACTCAAAGTAGTATAGTTTCAAATGGAAGTCTTTACATAAAAAGTATATGTTTAGATACTTACGGACATGTTACTTGTATAGAAACAGAAGCTACTAGCTCAATAGGGGATACTGAAGGAGGGTCTCCTACAGATGACTATGTTTCTGGAGCTTCCTTTAATACAAGTAATGGAGAGTTAACTTTAAACAGGATATTAGGAGGAAGTGTTACAGTAGACTTAGATGGTAGATATGCTACTTCTGACTCCGATACGGTAACTACCGTAGGTACTTCTTCTTTAGGAAGCTCTGGAACTATAACTTTGTTGGGGAGCGGTTCAATAGAACTCTTTGAACAAGCGACTGACTCTGGTAGTATTATAACTATATACTCTGATAGTAACCCTTTAAATGTATCAGGAAGTCTAATATCAGGATCTTTTGACGGAGCAACAGCTACTATAGAGTTGTTTAGACAGTCTACTTCTTCTGTATTTGTTCCTATTTCTTCATTAGATACGAACAATTATGTCTGTGGAGTGTCTTTTAACACTACCAACGGGTGTTTAACTTTAAATAGATTAGGTCTTTCTGATTTATCAGCTTGTTTAGATGGTAGATATTCTACTTCTCAAGCATCTAATTGTACAATAACATTACAAGGAGACGGTACTGGTATAAATACAGTGATCGGTGATTTTACACTAGACCAAACTTCTAATGAGACTTTAACTGTCTCACATAAAGATACATCAACACTTTTAGGATCATACGGTACAAATGGCATCTCCTCCATAACCGTTGATTCACTCGGACACATTACTGCTATATCCACTGCAACCTACTGTACTACAGATACAAATAACTACGTCTGCAATGCTTCTTTTAATACAAGTAATGGAGAGTTAACTTTAAACAGATTAGGACTAGGTGATGTAGTTGTAAATTTTGACGGAAGGTACTGTACTACGGATACAGATACAAATAACTACGTCTGCAATGCTTCTTTTAATACAAGTAATGGAGAGTTAACTTTAAACAGGATATTAGGAGGAAGTGTTACAGTAGACTTAGATGGTAGGTACTGTACTACGGATACAGATACAAATAACTACGTCTGCAATGCTTCTTTTAATACAAGTAATGGAGAGTTAACTTTAAACAGGATATTAGGAGGAAGTGTTACAGTAGACTTAGATGGTAGGTACTGTAC